CGGGTACGTTGTGGGGGCCGAAGCCCAAATTAGCGAACTAGATCGTAGAACCTATCCTCTTGTTCAGGATGCGCCAAGTGTTGTAAAGGATCTAACACTTTCAGGCTGGATTCTACGGCTTTACTCCATACTGGATCTGCTTTTGAGTCGTAGTACTTCTCAAGAGCCAATTGTGCCGCCGGCGTTATTCCAAATGCGAAGTAGAAACTAATACGAGTTTGCCACTCAGGCTCTTCGTACTTCATTTCCATCCTTCCATACAGCTCGTCCCGATAACGGTGGAATAAGCTACCCATGGTTGGGATGTATGGAGTGGCTCCTCTTCCGAGCCACCTATAGAATGCCCCGAAAATCGGAACACCTCGCGTGCCAGCTAACCCGCACCCAGCCACCGAGCCTAGCCATTCATTATAGACTTTCCTTGAATGTATAGGCTTAGTTGAGACCAAGTCGGAGTATAGTCTTTTGGATGGTCGAGGGACCAAGCAATAACCGTCAGGCAGCTTAACCGGCCGCGACTGACAAAATTCAACTTCTTCCAAATTTTCATAAATACCATCCAGGGTCATGGTGAATCCCATATTTAGAAACCACTTGCTCATGTTGTCCAAGAATTGCGCCTTGTGCTTTCTCTCAAGAATGATTACGCTATCATCTCCGTCATTGAGGACTTCCACGTGGCCAAGCAATTTGCAAGACCTAATGTACGTCCATAATAAAGCACACATGATTGTGATGTTACCCAATGATGTATTCATATCGCCGGACATTCGCCGTCCGTCTACATTGTATTTAATCTTTCCGTCTTTCCCATAATATCTGCCTTCATTCGTCAGGAGAAACTTTGACAAATAGTCAAAATGCTCCAAATCCTCTCCGGCTGATAATTGTAAGAACTTCTTGTAGATGCTAAATTCAAATTTTAACATCGGCTGACTGACGTGCTGATCAAATCGTTTTGCGTCAACGCATATAGCAATAGGGTCGTGGAAACTACTCCATTTCTCTGCTATGGCAGTTCCACGTTCATGTAAGTTCATTCCTTTTGCTACAGTGCGCCGACCTTGACCTGTTGAATCGAAGATGCTGTTGATCCCCTCATATACTAGTTCCTCCACTGCTTGTATATACCTGCCCCACCTAACATTGAAACGCGGGCTGCGCGGCTGGATAGCTCTAGGAGCACCTCCTGCCTTCAGATACTCGTCCTTTACAAATATCTGTATGCGCCCATCTCTCACCTCTAAAGGTCGCGTCTTTAGAGATTCAATTGCTCTCTCGTAAATTCCCTTCTTCTG